ATGAAAGCGATAAGTTACAAGCCCGTAAAAAGGTCGGACTGTGACACGGACTGTGCCACCGACTGTGCCAAGCAAAATGGCACAGTCCAAACCAAACGGGTGCAAAAGCAGTCAATCTGCGACATTACAAGGGATAACGGACATTCCGGTCAAAAATGGCACAGTCCAAGCAAAAAACAGCGGACTGTGACAAAATTTGGCACAGTCCGTGTCACAGTCCAAGGGCAATATGGCATAGGGTTGGAGATAATGGATCAGAAGCGAAGATTGATTTGGCTGACAGTGCAACGAGCGGCAGAATTGAAACAGGTCTCAATGCGAACCATGTGGAGAATAATAGTCCAGGATGGATATCTGACTGAGAAGGTCACTGTATCACTCGGCAGAAGCCATACGAATAAAACCTTCATCATGAGTGATGAGGAATTGCTTTGTCTGGAGCAACAGGATTGTCATAGCAAAAAACTGACACCCAGTTTGTATCTGGATAGGACTGTCGTGGTTAAAGAGAATGCCCTGCCTGCTCTGTTTATCTATGGATACAGCAGTGCCATGGGAGATACTCATGAATCTGCATGATATCTACCCTGAGAACTACGGTGACATCCTGAAAGAAGCCATGCCTGATTATGCAGGTAAAAGCAGAAAGAGCAGAAAACCAGTAGTTAAGACATCTGCCATTACTGTTAAAGCTGCTGATGAACTCGACCCGGTCATGGAAACATCGATTGTTTATCCTGATGCAGTCTATACAGAACTGCCTGCTACTATATATAGTGAACCAGAGATTATCGAATCTACTGAACTCACTCTTATACCCACTGAATCGTTACCACTCAGCTTTGAACCGGAAGCCAAGTTATTTGCCAAGTTCTGTCTGGATACACTGAACCGATTGGAAGACTGCAAGTCCAAGGTGGTAGAGTGGAAACGCATCACTGAAGATTACAATAGCAAACGCATGCTGCCTGATCTGTACAAACTCAAAGGACAGCGGAGTGAACGCACTCTGCGTATTTGGGTTGAGACTTATCTGCAAAGTGGCTGTGACATGTTTGCCCTGATACATAAACGCAAGAACGAGGTCAGAGGACGTAAAGTCACGTATGCCGAACAGAACTATCTGCTCAACCTGCTACTAAGTCCTAAACGTATTAAGACAGGTTCAGCCATTACACTGCTCAAGCAGATGCAGGCTTTGGAAATGATAGAGTCGCCCTCCAGTGTAAAAACTCTGGTACGCTGGTGCGATGAATGGGAAAAGACCCATCCTGCCGAGTGGTATCAGGCGAGAGAAGGCAGTAAGTTCGTCTCGGAGCATATCATCAAATCGATTATCCGGGATGACGGCATTCTTGAAGTAGGTCAGGTCTGGGTGGCAGACGGTCATACCTTAGCCTTCGATATTATCAACCCTGCCACCGGCAGAGCTCAACGCATGACCATGATCATGATATTTGACTGGGCAAGCCGATATCCGGTGGGAGCTTCTCTGGCAGTTACTGAAGACAGCGCACATATCAGCACAGCCTTCCGCAATGCCTTCCTGCACTATGGTGGCAAACCTCAGTATGTTTATCTCGATAATGGCAGAGCCTTCAAGTCCAAGCTGTTTAATGAGCAGTGGGAAGAGCATGACTTATCTTTAGAATTAGGTGGCATCTTCCCCAGACTGGGCATCGGAGTAGCCTTCGCTGAAAGCTACAATGCCAGGTCAAAGGTCATCGAGCGGTTCTTCAGAACTTTTCAGGAGCAATTTGAACGCTTTATCTCCACCTTCAGAGGAGCATCAGTCGCAGATAAACCTGCCACTCTGATGCGTAATGAGAAATGGGCACGCAAGCTATTTGAACGCACCGCACCCACTGTGGAAGAGACCATGCAGATGATTGCTTTCTACATCAGATACATCTATGGCAACACTCCGCACTCAGGCATCGGAAACAAGAAGCCTTATGAGGTCTTCTCTCAGGCTCTGGTACCGGAAGACAGACAGATTGAATCTTCAAAACTCAACTTCCTGATGCTGACCGCAGAACGTAAACGCATCAGAAGCGAAGGCATCAGGCTGAACAAGATGCTCTACTGGCATCCTGACCTAATCGACCATATCGCCCAACCCTGCGTCATTAGATACGATTACAGCGATGCACGTTGGATATTGGTCTATAGCCAGCAGGATGTGTTCATCTGCCAGGCAGAGCTGAGAAGAGCGCAACATCCCTTTATCGAACTGGATAAAGACAATCCCATCGCTCATAAGGAACTGGAGAGAGAATACCGGCAAAATAAGAACCTGAGAAAGCAGACTGAGCAACGCACCAAGAAGCTGGTCAAACAAACTCAGGAAAATGTCGACCGACTTATTAAGCCGATGCCGATAATGATTACCAGTCAGAACAATCCCTTGTTTATCCAACCACCAGCGATAATGGCACCTGATCCTAAACTCAATCATGAGAAAGCCATCGAGCAGTTGGACAGGCAGGTCATAGATACCATAAGAGCCAATAATGCAAATCACGATAATCGAACAGAATCACATGTGATAGAACATCCCATCCAAAACATAGTACCATCAGATGAGCAATCAGAGGATGGAGTTACCAATTTAGCTAAAACCATGACCTTCTCAGAGATGATGAAGAGAGTCGGGATAAAATAGGAGATAGACATGAAACAAGGAAGTTTAGTTCAAACGAGCAATGTTATCGAAGCAGATGTCTGTATTGATTATCTGCTCAAGCGACCCAAAATAGAGATGGTGGGTCTGGGACTGTTATACGGTAAGCCGGGTCTCGGCAAGACTACTTATGCCAGCAGAATGGCATTCAGCAAAGGCTATCTGTATCTGAGACTGGAAGCCACCTCGACTCCCAAGTCCTTCGCTCAGCAACTGCTGTCTGCTCTCTATAAACGCTTCGGTATGGGCAGCTACCTGCCATACGGCACTTCTAATGCGCTGTTTGATAAATGCAAGGCTATCCTGCATGAGCATGATGACACTGTCATCGTAATCGATGAGATAGACTATGCCTTCCGGCATCCACAACTACTGGGTGCCCTGCGGGATATCGTGGATGAGACACTGGCAATCGTTATACTGGTCGGCATGCAGACAGCCAAAGACAAGCTCCTGCAAATTAATGAGTACTACTTCGACAGATGCAATATCTACTATGAGTTCCAACCTGCGACCAAACAAGACCTGACTATCCTGACCCAAGAGATACTCAATGTGAAGGTCAATCCTGATGTGGTGGAGCATCTCCACTTCCACTCCTGCGGTAACCTCAGAAAAGCTATGAAGATGATCTTCGGCATGGAACAGTCTGCCATCCAACTCAACCTTAGTGAACTCACTTTAGACAATCTCGGATTGCATTAATGGAAACCAAGATGACAGATTTGGAACTGGTTAGTAACTTCATTAGCCAATACAACCGACCTTTCAATGTGGAATCGGCTGCAAGCCTCGTGGGACTATCTGCCGAAGCGGTGGCTCCTGTAATGGCTGAGATGCTACAACGCAAGGAGATTAAACGCATCTCCGAGAGTGAAGGTGGCATCTATGTCCGGGCTAACCGTTATGACACCAGTCAATGCAGCACCATTACAGGTTGGACTTTCAATGTCACCTCAGCCTATCAGCTCATGGATATCATCGAAAGCGGCAATTACTATGGCATCAGACCCCTTGCCAAAGCCATCGGCAAGTCCAGGCAGTGGGTTTATATCTACTTGGAAGCACTGGCATCCTTGGGTGCTGTTGACCTGCGTAACTACAAGTATGTGGTCATCAACCGCGAAAAAGCACCCTACATCGGCACTAAAGTCCAGAAGGGCATCCTGCATCAACTGAGAAGTTTGAATCGCATGGGTGCACACCGGGACTTGAGCTAATCCCCAACTAATAACAAGAGGGCATTACTATGACACAAGAACAGAGAGAACGAAAGCTCCGGCAAGACATTCAGGCTATCCGTGTATGTAAGTTCGGTTGGCCCGAGGACAGCTTCCATTACATCCTCAAAGAACTGGGTTTTGGAGATTCTCTGCGTGCCTTGGATGAAGCCAGGCTGATTGAACTCAAAGCTCTGATGGTCAAATATAACCGCTCTGATGACCTGTTTGCCTATGATAAGCAAGGCAGATACATGCATATCATAAGAAAACAGGCAAAGTGGACGGATGCCGATCTCAGAGCTTTCCTGATTAACCATTACCACAAGAGCCACTGGAACATCTTAACCATGCCGGAACGCCGGGCTGTAATTGCCATGCTCTCCAAGTATGCCCACAAACAGAATACCAGTCAAACAGATAATCATCAATAGCAGCATAATAACAGAATCGAATAAGGAGGTTTCCTATGGAAACGAATACGGAAAAACAGACTAAGGAACGCATGCTGTCCGATGCCAGAGGCAGAGAAATCCCTGCCAAAGTCATAGACCGGGACATCATCAAACGGGACGCTGTGGTGCGGAAAGTAGTGGAGCGGGCAATCAAAATGCACGAGAAGCTGGAAGCAGACAAGCACAGGATTACTCAGGAGTTGGAAGAGTATCTGTCTGATCTTGCCAAAGCTAATAATCTGGAGTGGAAGGGCAATGCCATCCTGTTCAGCTTTGACGAGAGTCAGAAAGTGGAAATCCGCTATAAAGAAAACATCCGCTTTGGAGTCGAACTGCAGCTTGCCAAGCAGAAGATAGATGAGTGCCTGAAGGAATGGACAACCGACTCCAACGTCAATCTCAGAGCTATTATCAATGAAGCTTTCCAAGTGGATAAGAAAGGCGAGATTGCCAAGTACCGCATCCTGGCTTTACGCAGATACAACATCAAAGATCCGACTTGGAAGGAAGCGATGGAACTGATCGACAAAGCCATCCAAGTCACCTCCACCAAGCAGTATGTCGCTTTCTACCAGAGGGAAAAGGATAAAGGTTATGAGCAGATTATCCTTAACTTCAGTTCCATCTGATAATCAAACATTTATCGCCACTCCTGCTTTAATCATTGGCAGGAGTGGGCAAGCGGCGTTGACCACTGCATAGGAGTAGATAAGATGACCACCATAGATGAGAAACAACAACTGGAGATTAATATGGGCATCTTTACAGAAGACCGCTGTTACCGACCTGACGAGATTGCAGATAAGCTGCATGTCGATAAGTCCACTATCTACAGACTGATTAAAGACATGCTGGACCCTCTGCCTGCCTTCCGCATTAAGGAGCAGGGACAGCTCCGCTGTTACGGCAGAGATATCAATGCTTATCTCGACAGTCACAAGGTGAGACCTGAATATGAGTAATGATCGTGAGTTCCGCATCAAGCGGGAAAACTGCAAAGAGACCTACCTGAACGGTAATACCGATGCCCATGAATTGGCTGTGATTTTCGGTGTGTCCGAGATCACAGTCCGCAAGTGGGTCAAGTCGGGTAATTGGGATGCGCTGTACAAGGAAGAGCGCAAGCTGGACAATGACATTAAAGTTGCCCGTAAGAAAGCTCTGATTCAAGCCTTGAGAGAGTATGCCAAGTTCCCGGCAGACACCGCTCTGCAGTCTCTGGTTAACCTGATTAAGCAGGATCAGAAGGATAGCGAACCTGCCAAGGAACTCAATGATTACATTGTCCGCTTTATGGATCAGTCTACCGACTTCATGATAGAGAAAGGCTACGAGACACTACTTAAACAATACCAGGCTATCGTGCTTGACTTAGCTGAATACCTCAGACAGCGCAACGGATAAGAGCATGAATACCAACATTATGATAAACACTCCGTCCCTGAATCTCTCTGACCTAACGCCTCCCAACCCTGATCATTATGCCTAAGAAGTTCATTCAAAGGCATAACAAGGCACTGGCGGAGATCGCATCCAAGACGATCTCCGTTTTGCCTTTTATAGACGATAATCCTGATGCCAAGGTAGAACGCATCACCAGAACCATGGGAGATGACTGGTCTGCTTTCTCTTTCTTCTGCCGGACTTACTTTCCACATGTTTTTGTATTACCTTTCTGCCCAGTGCATGAGACTATGTTCGATGAGACCCAAAACTCTGAAGGGATCATCGGCATCACAGGTTTTCGTGGACTGGGCAAAACGGTACTAATGGGAGTGGTTTATCCGATCTGGAAGATTATCAAAGGCGAGAAGTATGTTATCCATACCGCTGCTGATGTCGATCTCTCGCAGGAACGCACTGCTTTCACACTGCATGAACTGACAAACAACCGCAGACTCTTAGGGGACTTTCCTGAGCTTCAACCTGTGGACTCTTTTGATCTGGACTTCTATCTCAAGAACAAGACCCGCATCCGAGCCAGGAGTATTAAGCAATCCCATCGTGGAACCCTGAACCCCAAGACAGCCAAACGCCCCGGACTGATAGTTTGTGATGATATAGACAAAGAAGAGAACATGGGCAACCAGTCCATCGGCAAGAGGCGCATGGATAAGATTACTCAGGAGTTGGCAGGAGCTTTAGCACCGGAAGGAACAGGTAAGGTAATCTGGCTCGGTAACCTTGTACATCCCAACTATGCCATCTGTCAGTTCCAGCAACTCATAATAGACGATTTAAAGGCAGATCATCCTGACTTGGATATTGTATCAAATCCGGTCGTAAAATGCCACCAGAGAGCTATTATGCGCTTTCCTTTGGAGAATCCGGACGGTAGCTCAGCTTGGGAAGAGCAATACCCTACAAGTACGCTTCCAAACCTGAGAGCTAAGTTTGGCAGTACCGGTTACCAGAGAGAGATGCTCGGACAGCCGGTGATCGAAGGCAATATCTTCAAACACCAGTGGTTCACCAAATACAGAAACCTGCCTGCTCCATCTCTAATGAAGCGTGTCTGGATGTATGCCGACCCGGCATGGGGAGAGAAGGGTTGTTTCAAAGCTATCATCTCCATCGGCTATGACGGCAACAGGTTCTATGTTATCCATGTTTGGATACGTCAGACTGAGAACACCAAGTTCTTCAGATATTACCATGATACTTATCAGGAACTGGAATCAATTTACAAAGCCAAGTTCCGCTCTGCCATCGAGACCAGCTACGGTCAGGCTCGTATCCTTGCCGACTTCGACAGGTGGGCTAAGGATAACAACCTGAATCCCATCTCCCACCGAATAAAGCGCATTGATAACAAAGAAAACAAGAACCTTAGAATAGAGAGAACCGAGACCAGCATCGAGACTGCCAAGATACTCTTCCCCGACGGACAGGATACACCTACCCTGATCAGTCAGTTCCTTACCTATCCTGATGGTTATATCGATGGTTGTGATGCCCTTGCCGGATGTCTGGAACGCTTCAATGAATATGACATTGGCAGGAACAGAGTCCGGGTCCGGAGGTTTAGCTTCTGATGCAGTACTATGACCAAATCATGCTTGAGTATTACCGGGTCTTGAACAATGCCTGGAAGACCGAAGTCAAAGATGCAGCTTACCTCGCTATCCAAATGCTAAGTGATATGCCAAGAAGTGAAAAGGTCAGTAAGACCCAAATAGACAAACTGATGGACATCATCAATACTCAACTTGGAGATGACTTCGCTTCCCAGGTAAACGAACCCACCTGTCATTCCAGCGCAGGCTGGAACCCATAATTGCTGTATCCGGCTCGGACTGAGAGATACCCAAGTCCAGGCACCTGTAAAGACCTCCATCGGACTCTGGGGAATCGAAGACCAGCACTTATCTTCCACTATTCAAAAGCAGCAAATCTTCTGGCTCGGTAACCATTTTGATGCCGATATCCGTCAAAACTTCGCTGATGTGCTATCCAAAGCAATTGATCAGGGATATACTAAGGAAATGCTGACAGAGACCTTAAAACAGCAGTTTAGCGACATTGGGGAGAAGTCCCAAGCTTACTGGCAGGGATTGGCTGAACATACGGCTCTTCGTATCAGAGAGTTTGGCAGACTGCAGGGATATAAGAAAGCGCAAGCGAAGTATTACAAGCTTGTAGTGATCCTCGATGACCGTACCAGCGACATCTGCCGGGCACTGGCTGCCCAAGATAAAGTCTATCCCTTAAACGATGCGACTGAAGTGATGGATAACCTGATGGCTCTGGATACGAAATCAAACAGCCTGGATGATGCCAGAGACTATATCAAAGCCTTAGCTCCTTGGGTGAGTAATGACCAGATAGTCTATAACAGCAGTGACGAACCTATTGGTGTCTCAGGAGCACATACTCCTTTCCCACCTTTTCATTGGAAGTGCAGGACAATGACTCGGTTACAAAGAGATTAATAAGAGCAAGTACAAAAGTTGATAATACAAACCTATGTATAGGAGGCTGACGACAAAATTGATACTACAGGCACTCCTTACTCCTATGCAGGTTATAATTGGCTTTTTAAAACCAGTATCTTTCTAAGATTCTGATAATGCATGTCTAACTTACTAATGTTTGTATTAGCTACTTATGTCATCCTGCTACTATATAGTGGTTCAATATGTATATATAGTAAGTAAATACTAATACTACTCTACACCCAATTTACCAATGAAATAGTTACTATTGCATAAATGAGAAAAGCTATCGTCACTACCTTTGTATACTTTTATCAATTACAATTTCGTCTATGCTAAACTTGCTCTTATTGCCATCAAAACTAATAATTTTATTGCCGACAATGTCTATAATAGTGCTATTTCTCCAATATTTTGTATCTAATTTCCCAATTAACTGGCCTTGTAATCCGAATATTTCAATTGAGGAGAGTTTTGTTTGGTTTGGATTTACAAAACATAATACAACATATTTCCAACCAGCAAATATATTAAATAATCTACTTTTGTTGGGTTTGATAATTTCGAATTTACGACTTTCTGAGGTATCCATATAGTTAAGATGATAAATGTTAGCATTTATCTGGCATGTAATGATTGCATCATTACGATTTGAATCAATAAGCAGTGGTTGCTGGTAAGGCTTTCTTTTTAATACTTTAAGATTAATTGGTACAATCCTATATAAAACCGGTTTGATATCTCTAACCTGTTTATAGATACGTAAGCTTTGTTGCTTGTTTTCATCATAAAAGTTAGTAACATTAAAAAAAAGTGTATCACTGAACTCAGCAATATCTGTATACAAAGACCAATCATCTATCAAAGGTTCTTGATTAAGTAAATCTCCAGCACTTGAAAAGAATGTCAAGTTGTAATGTGATGCATCATAAACAACAAATTCACTCTTACCAAATAGATATCTTGCAAAACTAATCTGGGCAAATCCAGAATTTGAGGGGATAAAGGAATTCACCAAATTTCTCCCTCTGTAATCGTAACAATATGTTTTTGTGTTTGTTGAATCCTTCGTATCAATCACATATATTATTGAATCTGATACCATGAATTTTACATAACTGGGGTCCAATTTACTTCCAGTATACTTAAAACTATTAACATGTGATATAGTAACATTAGATTTGGATGCACAAATACCATATTGTAATGTGCAAATTAGGATTATGCATAAACACACTCTCATTTTAGACTCCTAACTCAAACTTTGCATAGTGTCGATTAAAAAAGTTGCTATCATTATCGATAATTTCACAATAAAGCTGCAAGTCTGCATATATGGTGTCCCTATGCTTCTGGCAGGTTCCATTTTTATCGGACTCTGACAATTTGATTGTAAAATAACATTGTCTGCACAGGCTTACTGCCCAACACATTCTACATTTGTCAATTAGAAACTCATGATACCTATTCACTAAAGAAGTTTTTAACTCGTCAATAATGCCAGTTTCGGCATTTCCAATACTGTTATTAGCTGATGGCATTTTTTCACAAAAGTAATAATCTCCTGTTGTATCAATGAATACAATATCTTCACAAGGATTACATGCACCACCAAATGGTACGGTTAAGTTCTTTATTATTTTATTAGATAGCTTTACATATATATCTCTTAATTCATCAAACAATAACATTTGACCCACTTTGAATTCAAATTCTTTCAAATAATCAGACTCTTCCTCAACTCTGTATGACTTTGTCATTTTATTGATAGCCGAGTTCATAAGATTGTTTAGATATGAATTGTCATAGAAATATTGAGTATTTGTAGAATTCAATATCTGCGATAGTTGTATTGAGCCGACATTGAACAAATCACGATTACTCGAAAAATATCTAAATGCTTCCTTTAATATTTCCTCATTCTCGTATGTAATTTTAAAGAAAACTTGGCTATCATACGAGCTAGGGGCTCTGACTTTAAAACTTATTAGATTGTCAATAATCGCATTAAATGAACCTGAACCATCAACAAATCTTCGGTTTTTGTCGTGAATTTCCGCATTCCCATCAATGCTTACATGAATAATGAAATTGTTTTCTAATAAGAAATCAAGATTGCTTTCTCTTAACAAGCTTCCATTAGTAGTCACGCTATATACAATTTCTTTAGTTGGGTATGTTTTCCTTATGTATTCTACAGTTTCAGAAATAATATCTATACGTAGGAGTGGTTCACCACCATAAAAACATAATATCATTTTATTGTGTTTAGAGTATAGCCTATCAACAATCTTCTTTATGCAATCAATAGTTATCGATGCAAAAGAATGAAATCGATAACCTAGGTCGGAGTATGAACCACTAAATACGCAATAAGTGCATCTAAAATTACATTCCTTAGTTACACACAACGTCAATTTAATTGCATAATTTGCAGATTCCCTATCAATCTCATTATTACGGAATGAACTAATTGGTAAAGGTAAATAGCATAGTAAGGTTGCAGGTAATTCAAAGTCTATTAATCTGTCTGATTGAGATGGATTGCTTGTTTTACTATTTTGTATGAGTTCATATATTTCTTTAGAGATTCTATATAGTCGATTTTCAACGGGGTGATATAAATAGTTTACACCACCCCTTGTTTGAAATATCTGTGAAGCTAACATCAATTTACTTTGTACTAGCTGTTGTCTGACCAGGTATAGCTTCAGCTGCTTTACCAGTTTTCTTCCCTAAATCAATATTCGTTGATCCATGTCCAAAAAACCAACCGCATCTACAACTAGCATTTACAACACAATCACCAATGGCAGGTGCTCTGATAACCATAGGACCATCGATGCTTTCAATAGATGTTTTTTCGGTCGAAAACACAGGATAAGTAAAAACGTAAATGCTCTGTAATTTATTATTTCTTTGTGGTAACATCTTGGCTATGGATATCTCCATCAATAATTTCTGTGTAGAGTTCATAGAAGGTATCACTGATGTAATAATATCAAGTCTGCCAATAAATTGGCTATTACCACCAAAGCTTAGTAAATTAGAGCAGTTCGGGTAACTATGCTGAATCAACATATTTCCTCCCAATACTTATCATGAGAATTTAATTGGCATTTGATAAATTGATTACATCAAACCCAGTTTTGGAATACCTTAATGAAGAATCAAGTTCTAATTCAATGGTGAAAGTACAAGTAGAATCTCCGTCTGCAACAATAATATCTCCTGGATATAACTTGTCCGATACTGATGCATTCGATGCATTGGAGGAATTAAAAGCATCAGATATGGTCGTATTCATAACTTGATAGTTGTAACGTAGAATTTTTACTTTATTACTCACTGAAGTTACCTCTACTTTACTAAAACCTACCGGAATTCTTAATCCTTGTTCGAAAGCTAAGTTGTCATCTGGAGTGAATTCTAAACTGATTGTATTATTGCCATCAATGATAATAATATCTCTATTATTACCGGTATTTAATATTGTTCCATTCGAAATATATTGAGCTGCACTATCTTCGAATGCTCCATCTGAACCTAAAGTGGTTGGCCAATCAGAAGACTTGATTGCCTTCGCAATATTGGCTGCGCATAGAATCTTAAAATCGGCTGCCATAAAAAAATCTCCTTTAAATTATAATACTACAATCAAATTGTAACTCGTACAATTGTCAATTCAAATCTTATTACACTAATTTATAAGTACTTATGGTTAGTGTTATTTCGATATAATTGAGTGGATTTGATAGTGATGAATACATCTAAAATACATAATGGTTACCTACCAAAATGATTTTGGTAGAGACACTTCATAATTTGACATGATCATCACAAGCATCTTAACGCCATAGGATGCAAAGATTTTGTTGACAATTCTAGTGTGCTATAAACTGTGTATTAAAATAATTTAAGGAGAATTCAATGGACATCACAGTAAGCTTTATCTCAGGTACTGTCAAAAAGGTAGTCAATCATGATTGGCTTAAGACAGTTGGTGCAGGTGGAATATGGGAAAGTGCGGCTTCCCAAATTATTTCAAGCGGGTACACTTTGAAACTCGATGAAATACTTGTATTGCAAGATAATCAAGAACTTGATATCACTCTTGAAACTCCCTCAACAGAAACTGACAAGGGGCTTTACGTACCAGTAGGGTTTGATCATATTGAAGTGGTAAATGCTAGTGGGAAAGTAAGGCATCTTGCTTACGACAAACAAACTTTCGCTTCTACTATCGATAATATCAGCAGTGACCCAGCAATGCAGTTGCTTAGTATTGGTGATGTAGTATATGGTGGAGATCTGATTTCATTGGATGATTCAAGCTTAGTAACTCTTAGATTTTCGCTCGGAGATGATAGTAAGTATATCAAAACAGGTTTTAATATAGTTGCTTTATCAAATGCATAAAAGATAGAAGATTCCTTAAATGTTACTTCCCGCTTTTGTGCTAGTTAATCACAATTTTGAGTTTGGGTTCTATTCTGAGAAGCGCAATGATTTTGTAGCTGTGAGTCCGCAATTATATGAGTACTTATCTTCTATAGAGTCAATAATTGCTTCTCAGGATGAAACCAAATTGATGCCACATTTAGATTGTTTAGATAATGAATTATGTGAGTTACTTTTCTACACAGAACAATGCGATGCGTTACAGGATGATGAAGATGATATTTTGTTTAACGTAGAGCCAGATTCTATAATTGATGATCTTAAAGATGCAATGCTAACGATAGAATTAACTAATGAGTGTAATTTATCATGTCTATATTGTACTGGGGATCATAGAACTACAAATCGCATTGATTTCATGACTGATGAAGTTGCAGACAAACTAGTTAAATTTATTGAAACAAACTATTTAGATCGGAGTATTGTTATAGCCTTTTATGGAGGCGAACCATTACTAAATTTCGATAGATTAAAGTCTATCGTAGATCAGTTTAGCAAGTCAGATTTTGTTGTTAAATCATATGGTATAACAACTAATCTCACTATAATTAACGACGATATCATAGACTTTTTCAATGATACAAATATGAAGGTTCTCGTTAGTTTTGATGGTTATAAAGAAAATCATGACTATAATCGAAGAACAAAAAATGACGAAGGCACTTATGATGTCATTTACAAGAACATTGTAATTTTGTATGAAGGGCTAAAAAACAAGGATAACTTTGCAATAAATTGTGTAATTACTCCAAATACTAATGTAGCTTTGCTTACAAAATATTTTAACAATTTTCCATATGTAAAAAAGAAAGGTGAGTTTTATGAAAATTTGTCTTTTAATTACGTGTCTAATATTAGCTCAAAGCTTGACTACATTAACAATTACTCGTTAGAATCAATAAGCGGTTATCAGAAGAATTATTTAGATATGCTTGAAAGAGTATCTTCGGGCAAAATAATTGAACATGTTAATTCAGAAATAGACGATTTTATTTACAACATGTGGTATCTTAGAATTTGTCATATGTACAAGATCGTGAACTTAAAGTTTAATGAAGGTTTGAAAAAAAAAGTATGTGAGCCTGGTGAAAGAAAAGTATACGTTTCATCAACAGGAGTTTTGAAAGTGTGCAATATGCTTAATAGCAAAAATTCCCATACGGATATAGGAACATTGGATAATGGATTTTCGACGGAAGTATGTGAATATATGGAAAACATTCAGAAGTCTTTTCGTAAAGGATGTATAAATTGCTATTGCCAAAGGTTTTGTAGACCATGCCTAGCCAATATGTTTGATGATAGAGATTCAAAATTCGATAAAGAATTTATGGAAGAAACATTCTGCTTTGGAGAGAAAATGTTAAGCAGGTATGTGCTTAATTTCCTTTTTTATATATCACGATCAGATGACATTAATATGAAACAACTATTCGGAAAAATTGGAGGTTCACAATGAAAGCTGACAGAATTATGTTCACAATTGGCGACATTAACACGAATACAATGAAAAATAGTGTTATAACTTATCGAGTTGAAGAAACGGGTTTAATATCTGGCAATTGGGGTTATCGTGAAGTACAACTATGCAGTTATAGACTCTATCATGGTGGTTCTGAACATGAAGTTTACGACCAACCTCATTGCCACCACTTGCCCCGCGTTAGACAAGCAATTGAAAGAATAGGTAGATGGTGCAATATTTTGGGCGGTGCTAGATGCGAACCTGCTGGGACTTGTGCTGAAAATTCTACTGGGGTTGATCAAACTGTCCATATGCAATATGATGTAGCTCATGTGCAAAATGGATTTTTCGTTGGTTCTACAGCAGGTATGTAACAAGGATGATGTAATATGTCAATTTCGATAAAACTAACTACAGCATATTTACTTATAGTATGTAGTATTCTTTCTGGTTGCATTGCACATAACTTTAAAGCTAAGGATAGCATAAGAGTCGTTTCTCAAGATGGGGCTACTCTTTTGGGGCATCACTTTTTCTCAACCTCAACAGGCTTCAATACTAGTCCAGGCTTGCCTTTGGTAATCGGTAAAACAATATTTGTACCAGTTTATTTCACGAAACCCAAGGCTGATTGGTACACAATCTTGTATTCTTATGATTGGACTAAAAACGAAGTTAAAGATAGCCTTATCATTAGAAAAGAAAAAACAAATTCAGAAATACTAAGAATATTACCCAAGGGCGATAGCTTGTTTATCCTAGTATCAGAAAAGACTTTAATGGGATATTCTAGGAGTGTGCTAATAAAAACTAATTTACACTTAAGTGTCTATGATGAAGATACGTTACCCCTAACATATGACAGAGTGTTTGACGTTACATGGAGTAGCAAATCCTTATTATTTATCTCATCTGACAATGGGAAGGTTAAGTTAACCGAAATTGATCCCTATACATCTTCGATAACCTTAACTCAAGAGATTGAGCCATATTGTCAATCTGCTATGTTCTGTGACGGAAAACTTATTATGGTGAATACTGTATCACAAGAAGTATTTATTACATTAATGGATATTAATAGTATCGATAGTATGCAAAAACCGGTAATAAAGAAATTGAACATTAATGAGTCTGATATTCATAATATTACTATGATGTCGGACAACGGTACCGCTTATATTGCAATTTACTTGCCGGATGATAAGACAGCAATGATAACAGCAATTGACCTTGATTCAAACAATTTGCTAACGAAACGAATTGAAGCAACATCATGTGCCGTTGCACGGATTGCCGACAAAGAGTATCTTTTTTTAGATCAAAGCATGCAAGGTAAATCAGATCTAAGTATTGTTGAGCTATCGGCAAACCTCTCGCCAACCAAGCAAAGCCTGTCATTTTCGGCATCATCATATATGCAGCATGCGGTTGGGTTTGTAAATCTCGGTAATAACAACTTTGTATTGACTGGTATATCACGTAGAAATCCAAAAAGCAATTTTAGTACTTTTATTGTTGTTGGAGAGAAGAGCCGTTAAATACATTAGTTTTTTGTATTATTGTCATCGAAACTATGATAAATAATCAGGTTGGTATGGATTAAAATTATATATTCTCAATGATTTTTTTTTATTCTATACCTTCATGCATTTCTTAATTTGTAGTATAATATAGTTGCTCAAGTTAAAATGAACATACTCCATTTTATTGGCCAGTAATATATGAACACTTTGCTAAAGACTTCTTTTCAAAGACATCAATAAACTCTCTTGGTTAAAATTCAACACCCTGTGGTGTATTTCCTAATGGTAATACTTGCGCTAGTTCTCAATACCCTCCTTTCATCAAATAAAAAAAGCAATAATTTATGTTAATGACTGACCATAAACCATTTAATAAGTGTGTCTTACATGGAATTTATGTGTGTATTATACCATCAGACGACGAAAGTTACTTTTTAGAGATACGATGACCAAGCAGTGTATAACTAAAGATAACATAAGCAGCGAGGCAAGATACAAGTCTATAAAATAAATCTTCTTTATCATTATTTGTGTGGCATCCATTGGCAAGCTGATTTGATAAAATCACCCGCAGCATGTTCCTATCACTCCGAATACAATATTTGGAGTATAGATGGAACAGTGCCTATTAGTTAGAGTCAAAGAGCAACTCATCCGGCACGAAGGTTTGAGATTAAAGCCCTATCGTTGTACAGCAGGTAAACTGACCATTGGTGTGGGTCGCAATCTCGATGACTGCGGGATATCAAAGCCAGAAGCAATGGTGCTTCTGGATAACGATATACTGAACTGTGAAGCTGAACTGCTGGAGCATCTGCCTGTTGTCTATATGGGATTGAATGATACCCGCAAAGCAGTTCTGGTGAGCATGTGCTTCAACCTCGGGATATCCTGTCTGTTGGGCTTCAAGAACACTTTAGCTTTTATTGGTGCCGGAGACTTCGAGAGAGCCTCCAATAACATGCTGGCTTCCAAGTGGGCAAAACAGGTCGGTCTGCGAGCCATTGAACTGTCTGAGATGATGAGGAAAGGCTAATGCCTCCTGCATACCCAGTTTCAATTCCGGATGTGTTATCCGTGCTCAATCTTCCGGCAGACATGGAAACCAATAGTGTATTCAAGAATCATGCTCCCTTGGTTCTGGAACTGGTACGTCTGGTGGTGATCGATAACTATTACCAGTCTGCCTTTGATCCCAGAGTGGGAGAGATGATGCTCTCTATATCGCCTTTCGTTATGCCTACTGTTTCTACATGCTTTATTCCACCTGCGAGTTCCTCAATTTAAAGACTTTAGGCGAGGGTATCGTCAAGACCGTAGGATTAGACCAATCAGCAACAGAACTGCTCACAGGTGCGGAAATAGACGCATTCAAAGCCAACCTTGAGAAGCGGGCACTGACTCTACTCGGTGCTTATCTGAACCCTGTTGGATTTGCCAAACTGGAACAGTTATCTCCCAGACCGGCACGGAAGCTTAGAGTTGGAGTCATCTAATGGCAGATACTATTTCCACTGATGCCACCTTCACTTCTGTGGATGAGATGATGACTGCCATTTATAGGGCTATCTATACGGCTCTGGAGAGCAGACTGCATCTGATCGGTTCCACTATCGATGGCGATGCCAGGAGAGAGATACTTGCCCAGAACATCTATGACAAAGGTGACTTCTACGGCAATACCGGCTATCTGGTAGAAACTGCCTCTGACTCAATGATCCTGCATATAGGCTCCAATGTAAAACATGAACCATTTGTACTGGGTGGCAAAGTGCCTTCCTGGACTCCCATAGCCCCGCTAATTAGTTGGGTCGAACGCAAGCACCTGTCCTGGACTGATAAAAAGACAGGTCTTGAGTTGACTATCGAAGAGATCGCTTATCTCATCCGGGGCAAGATAAAGCGGGAAGGCATAGCTGCCCGGAACATTTTTGCTGAAGTACTGGCTAATAGAGAGCCGTGGATATACCAGCAGCTTAACTCCATCGAGGTCAGACTATGATATTATCCATTCAAGATTTCGATATGTTCCAAATATTCAGTATTAACAACCTCAATATCATCAGGAGATTCAAAAAATTGACGATAAAATATGGCTTCTCTCATATGTATAGAGGGGTTCAAAGATTCTATGAGGTTATTAGCAGGTACAGTATAGCCAACTGTATTCAGAAATTTGGATATCGTGTTATTCAACTTGCATCCATGAGATGCGTCATGAGCAGTTCCATCTTTATTAATTGCATACAGATGATTGTTTCTGTCATAGAAATGATAATGGGGTTGAGCATTAGGAGGAACTTTGGGTTTATGCTCTATAGCAGAATAAGTTCCCCCAATAGGTTTTCCCTTATACTTCGCTTCATTAAGCAATTCAACTATATCTTCAGTCAGATTGATAGAGCTATTCTCAAAGTAGATTTGAATAATAAAATCGGGACTTTCAATGACTACTTGGCTAAAGTTAACATCCATTGTTACCTCCAAATACACCTTGATGAACTATCAAAATATGTCAATACTAACCTGTGGAGCATTCAATGAACAACGTCGACAAATTTATAGCTGAACGTGATAAATTGTGTGCTGTCCTGCAACCTATTGTCGGGGATAATATCCAGTTCAATAAGGACATCATCCCCAAGAACTTTCCCTGCGCCATTGTTATCTTAGACACAGAGGTCGGAATCAGACCCACCATCAGCAGGTTTACCTCCACTCTCATTACATGGACAGTCTATCTGATTACCAATGCCCACGAAGTGGCTGATCCTGATTTGGCTATCTATGTTCTCAAAGATAAGTTCAGAGAAATTTATCAGACCCACTTCAATAAAGACATTCCCTCTGTGGAGTATTACACATCCAGAGTGGATGGCACCCGACCAGTGCGCATAGCCAAGCTGAACGTCACACCGCAGCAAAGCCTGTCCGAGAGTAAGGTTTAGGTTACTATGAAAGTAATGCGGATAGGCAACTACAATGTCGGCATCAGTTCCACTTCTGATCTCTTAGATACCAAGTACAAACCTGATGCTGTCGACCTTTCCAAATGCAAACGAGTCGGCAAACGATTGATCTCCAAAGAAGCCGAAGCTAAGAAGCTTGTAGCCCAACCATATGCCATGAGCAAGCTCTTAACCTTACTCGATACAGATGAGTACCATGCCGGTTGTGTGGATGCCATTACGATGGCAACTGTCCTGCAATTCGAGTGCAAGAACTCTTCTGTCAATGCCTGGCTTACTTCGGCTGAGTTTCCCGGTACGGAAGACCCGGCCACTATCCTGTCTGAACTGGTGAAATACTATATCTCATGTGGAAACGGCTTCCTGATTAAGATGCGTAATCCCAAAGGAGAGTGGGTAGGACTGGAAAGACTATTACCCACAGAAGCGCAGATCGTGGAGAAGCATGATGAGTTCGGGTTCTTCAGACCTGACTATATCCAAGTTAAGAATAACGTCAAACAGGACTTTGCCAATACCGATATCCTCCACTTTCGCAAGAGCACCCACAAATCCAATGCATGGGGATTAGCCTGTTTGCCAATTGCCATCAATGTCGAGATACTCTCCGAGATCAAGACCTTCGACTATAACAACTTCAAGAACGGTCTGATGATCGATTACTTCGTGATTGTGGAAGGTGGAACGCTCAGAGATGGCACCGTAACAGATGAGCAGGGCAATGAAGTGATGACCGATGCATATACTGAAATAGAGAAGGCATTGATCGATGTCAAAGGCAATGGCAAAAGCCACAGCACCGTACTGATTGAAAGCGAAAGCAAGGATGTGCATATCCGGCTTGAGCCTCTGCGTCAACAGGACAGAGAAGGTGGTTTCCTGTCACTTAAGAAAGACCTCAGAGAAGGCATCTTTGCCTATCACAGAGTGCCGGCCCGCATCGTATCCCAATTAATACCAGGACAACTGGGTGGTGATAACAAGAGCGATATGCAGATGTTCCACCACTTCGTAATCCGACCCATTCAACAGAGATTGGCTCTCATCCTCTCCAAAGAGTTCAACCGCGAATACCGGTGGAATGTAACACCTGCTGACTTCAACTTCGGTGATCTGACCAGCCTGTTTGAGTCTGCAGATGAGAAGCTATTTAATCCTCGATAGTTAAGCACTCGTCAATAACAAGAAAAACACCTTCCGAAATTTCCTTTACCTCAAATGTAGGTAAATAATAGTTATATTGAGTACAAGCATCGTTTAACCAATACAACCAATTGTCAGCCTCTTCTTCATTGTCAGTTGCAATTGCAAAGGCACCTATCAGGAATTTTTGACTTTTCAGAGCTGAAGCAAGGATTTTTAAATACCTATCAATTCTCTCGCATGTCTGTGCATTAGAAGTCGTTTCATTTGGACTATGCTTTGCATCCCCAACAAATATATTCATATCTACAGACCTATATGCCACATCGGGGTCTGATCCAGTTGGAAACTTCACTTTAATAGTATAGTTTAGACTCTTAGCAAAGTCTCTTAATGTAAGGCGTAACATCTTATGATTTTCGCCTTCGTTGACCTCTGTTAAAACCTTTGATTTTGCCATGATAGACCTCTCTTTATAACCCATATTTATTGGATAAATTACATAAATTAGCAGTTTATCCTATTGTCAATAAACATATCAATACTTAGTCGTCTGATTACACACTTTCCTTCTTAAACGTACCCAAGCCGATTTGTCAGCATCACTCTCTCCAATAAGCTGCTCCTGTATGATAAACGCTATACAGGAGGTACAGTGAATATATTCGGGACCAAAAGAAAACTCATCCAAAAGGGTGAACTGCGTAATGTGGAAGTGGAGCTTGTCTCACTGCTGTTTGCCGACATGACCCCGGCTAATCAGAAAGGCTTTGTGGTCAAGTCTGCACAAGGCAGGAGTTACGAGCATAAGATCAACTCAGTCAAGTTCAAGAGCGAAAAGACCGGAACGCAGGGTCGTCTGTATGTCACTCTGATGGAACCTGATAACAAGGACTCCCAAGGTGACTTCTATTCCCGTGATGAAATACAGAAAGCCTGTGACCACTTTGCCAAGCATGGTCTGGTCGGCAAGAACGATGTCAATCACAACCTGAGCCCGGTGCCGGAGTTTACCGTCGTGGAAAACTACATCCTCAAAACTGCTGATAAAGAGCATTTCCCTGACACCAAGGTCGGTGCCTGGGTGCAAGTCCTCAAGTGCGAAGACCTGTCCTCTGACCTCTGGCAGAAAGTGGAAAAGGGCGAGTTCAACGGTGTCTCCATCTATGGCAGAGCCGATGACTATGGCGATACTCAAGCGGTCCTGAACGAGATCAAAGCTGAACTCAACACGCTCAAGAAAGTCGCAGAGCATAACAACAATGTTGAGTTGGAAAAGGGTATCAACTCTATTACTGACCGGATAACTGAACTGGAGAAGGGAAGCTCATCCGGTGGTATCGTAGTTACCGATGCTATCAAAAGCATTGAGAAGAGCCTGAAAGACCTCTCGGTCTCCATGAGCAAAGCCATTTCCAAGTCCATACAGGGTGAGCCGGATGACAATACCCATACCACTGATAGGGAAGTGATGATTGATGGCAATAAGGTCATTGTCAAAGCTTCGCACAAGGAAATCTACAAAGGCATCTCAGATGTCGATTCCGGCAGTGCCATGAACATCCTGACTGCCAATACTACTTCCCTGTTCATTGATGAAGTGGTGGGAAGCCAACCCGGAGACACACTCAGTGATATCTCAGTTCTGCCTCTGTTGAAAGATGAGAAGATTGATATCGGTCTGGTGGATGACCTTGTTTTCAAGAATGCCTTGGATGGATCCTTAACTGCTCAGAACGTGGCAACTGCCGATATCTCCATCACCACCGGTATCCTCAATGCCGAGTTCACCTTGGGCAGAGATGTGGTCGAGTTCTATAAGGACAAGTATGGAGAAGAAGCCTTTGGTGCTTATGTGGAACAGCATATCGCCAAGAAAGCTGAGAAAGCCATTCGTCTGCTTCTGTTCAAAGGTGACAGAGCTTCTGCCACTGCCAAACTCAAAGCCTTGGATGGCATCATCAAACTCGCCACCACAGCCACTGATGTGACCAACCTCTCCAAAGCCACTTATGATGTCTGGAGTGAACGCTTCGAAGCTGCACTTCTCTCATTCACAGATGAGATGCTGGAAGAGCAGGAGAACTTCAAGTTCTATGTCAGTCAGAAAGACCTGATCCGTATCCGCACTGAGCTTGCCAAACGTGAGACCAATGAAGGCGACCGTCTGCTGCTGGAAGGCGGCAAGGTATCCTTTGCCGGTATCCCGGTCAAAGCCAGACTTATGGCTGATGACTATATCATCGGTGGACTCACCAAGTTCATCATCATCGGATATCGTACCGATGCCGAACTCAAAGTCGAACACCACGGTGCCGACTGGAAGTATCACTGGTTTATCCGCATCCGACCCGGTATCACCTATGTGTCCGGCTTCGTCAAAGTGTTCAAACTGATAGCTTAAACAAGCAAACAAGTAAACCAGCAAACAAGATTAAAAGTATAAAAGCATTAAAGCAATAAAGAAAGCTTTAAATAAAGAAATATTGAAAACCACATAACAAGGAGACAACATGGACTTTATCACAGGAAATCAGCAGTTCGTAATCGGAATTGCAGCTACTCTCATTGTCTGGGTCATTGCCAAGCTTACTGGCAAGACCTTGGACAGAACCAAACTCTCGGCAGCCCTTGCCACCATCCTCGATATCATTCAGGATATCAAAACCAACCCCTTAACCAAAGACTTGGACGACTATGCCAAGAAGCAATTGGCAGTTGAACGTACAGCCAAGTCTCTGCCTGAGAAGCTTACCAATATAGTACTCAAAGCCTTCGGAACCATCGGTGGAGCTATCGAGTACGTCTTCCACAACAAGAAGTGGCTTTTCTCTGCCGGTACAGCCGTAAAGGGCTAATATGCAATGCCGGATAATCCTGAAAACCCACCACCCCTTGAAGGAGGAGAGATCATGCCGTTAACCACTCCACTGTATCCCACCGGTACTCTGCAGACTGACTTGGACTTTGCTGCCCTGATGGACAGCATGGTAGCCGATAAGATCTTCTTTGGCTTTGGCAAGTATGCAGCTTCCGAAGCAACCACTGCCTATGCCACCCAGACTGCTCTGACCACCGAGACAACCTCCAATATGGACAGTCTCGGAGAGTTGGCAGAGAAGCCGGGCAAGGCAGATTCCAAAGTCAATAAACTGAAGAGTCGCAACTACCTGATACCCGGCAAGCGTACCAACACCATAGAACTGACTATCATTGGTCTGCAGGTCAAGCAGAAGAACTTTCTGGAGAGCAGAGCCTTCTCCGGAAGAGATGTCACGATTACAGTAGTCTCCAATGAGAATGACCGGGCTGTAGTCTTTAATGGCATGCGTTGGGCAGTGGAATGGTCAGGTGAAGCTGACGGCATGTTCAGTGTGGTTATCTCCACTGAATACTCCGGAGCGACCAAAGACCGCATCTTCCTGTTCAAGGACATTCCGTTATCCTGATAACCAATAACATCGAAAGGAAACAACATGAGCGATTGCCAGTGCAAACCTGAAATCAAAGACAAGATAGACAGTGTGCATGTAGAGATCTATGGCAATGGCGACAGCAATAAATCCTTAGTCACCCGCATGGCAAGAGTGGAGACGAACATGAAACTGCTTCTGGGCGTCTCCACTACCCAATTCTTCATGCTGGCAGGGATCGCCATTAAGATGCTCTTCAACCTGTAACGTAGAAACAAACAAGGAAAACACTATGATAAAAGAACCCAAACTCACCTACAGCCAACTCCGGCAAATCCTGAGTCTGGTCTTAACCAATAAAGGTCTCAGAGCCAAACTGGAAGACTTCCTCTCCGGCAAGCTTACCAAGTTCTCGGAACTGGAACTGCTGGACATGATTCAAGCTTCCGAAGCTGATAAAGACCTGATCCGCATCCTCTCCAGTCTCGAACCGGATGAGATGGATGCCATTGAAGCTTTGGAATACATCTCCGCTTTTTTCGCCTATATCAGAGCCAGCAAAGAGAAGTGCAGCAGTTGGCTCGCAGGTTTAGGTTACGCAGTGAAGACCGGGAAGACTACTCCTACGAGAGGTTCGAAATGATCATCAGGAAGATAGGCTTCACCACTGACGACTTCGACCAGTTAACTTTGCCTGAGCTATACTTAAGGCTGTGTATAACACTCAACCAAGGGAGAAAGTAATGGATGCGCTGATTGCTTGGATAGGTGGCAAGAGACTGCTTCGCAAGGAAATAGCCAAGTATGTGCCAACTGACATTACAGGCTTCATTGAACCCTTCGGGGGTGTTGCCTGGGTGATGCTCTATAAAGAACGCTGGGCGACCTTGGAAGTGTATAACGACCTCGACAACCGTCTGGTCAATCTCTTTATGCAAGTCAAGTTCCATCCTGAAGAACTGATCCGTGAACTGGATATGATGGTTACTTCCAGAAAGCTGTTTATGGATATTATGAAACAGGAAGGTCTGACAGAGATACAGAGAGCAGCCCGCTTTATGTACCTAATCTCTCGCTCCTTCGGTGGCAAAGGTGACAGCTTCGGCACTTCTCAGAAGCAAGGCACCAGCAGTCTGTTCAACCGCATAGACCGCATTAGGGAACTGCATAAACGTCTGGATAGGGTAATCATTGAGAACCTGTCTTATGAGCAGCTCATTACCAAGTATGACACCAAAGCCAACTTCTTTTACTGTGACCCTCCCTATATGACCGGCTATACCTATGACAACTCCAAGCAGTTCAGTCATGCAGACCTGCACAAGTATTTATCCAACCTCAAAGGCAGGTTCATCCTGTCTTATGATGATGTGCCGGAAGTGCATGAGCTGTATAAAGGCTATCACATCAAACACGTGACCCGCATCAAAGGGATCAACCGCAAAGAAGGCAAGAACGAGTATAACGAAGTGCTGATTGCCAACTTCCCTTTAGTGGAGGTTAAATGAATAGCATAATCTCTTGGGTAGGTGGCAAGAGACTGCTCAGAAAGAAGATACTTCCTCTCATCCCCAAGCATGACATGTACTGTGAAGTGTTTGGGGGAGCAGGCTGGATATTGTTCGGCAAGACAGCCATTAAGGAAGACTGGCAGTTGTCCAAGCAAAGCAGATATACGGAAGTCTATAACGACATCAATGGTGATCTGGTGAACTTCTGGAGATACATCAAACAGCACCCGGAAGCCTTCGTTGCTGAGTTAAATCAATACTTAGTCTCCAGAGAGTTGTTCGGGGAGTTTGCCAAGCATGAACCCAAGACAGAACTGGAAAGAGCAGTCCGCTTCTACTTCCAGTTATCCTGCTCTTACGGATCAAGGTCAAAAAACTTCTGCATCATGCAAGGTTACAAGTATATGCCATTGCGTCAACTGGAGAAGGTCAAAGCAGCTTCAGAACGTCTGCAGAATGTAATCATTGAAAAGCAGGACTTCCAGAAGATACTCAAGCGTTATGACACACCCAATACGTTCTTCTATCTGGACCCTCCGTATTACCTGCATGAGCATTTGTATGACCGGGAGGATGCCGAAGTGTTTACCAGGCATGAAGAGATGGCAACCCTACTGAAGCAGATTAAAGGTAAGTTCCTGCTGTCCTATAATGATGACCCTTACATCAGAGACCTGTATAAGGACTTCACTATAGAGGAAGTGGAAGCGCAATACACTGTGTCGGGCAGTTTTCAGACAGAGATAGAATTACTGATTAGGAATTATTAATGGTTATTCTGGAAGAAGATTCTGTTTTATGAAGTCTAACGAGTGTTTATACTTAGATGCAATGGATACTGTATGTTTAAGATCAGAATATATACCAAGTAATTCAATTACTTTTTCTTTATTCTTTTCGACTGTTGTGGATTTATCAACCCAGAGGTATGCATACTTACACAAATTGGGAATATCCTTTTTGAAGGGTATCTTGCTGTATTCGATGAAGCGATCTGTCATACCTTTTATTAAACCGTCACAATCACCTTTTTCCAAAATCAGTTTTTCCAGAGCATACTCAGCACTCGGAGATAATATGATACCTATCCAATCAGTAGCCTCGTACCATTCAGAAACTTCATCTAGTGCATGCCCCATGATGATATTTTGTTCAGTACTATAAGTAAATTTCCCATAGCTTATAGCACCTCTAAAAAACACCTGATTTGATTTTATCTGGGAGTAAAAGAAAGTGTCGATTAATAACGGTAAAAAACACAGTAAATACTTATCATCTATCCGATCTGTTTCATTTAACGAAACGCATACTATAAGAGTATCTGATAGGCAGATAACGTCGATAGTAACAGCTTGTTTTAGCCTTTCTTCTATTAAGTTTTTCTGGTTGACAATACTAGTTTTGATGGTATTCCATATATCAAAAAAGTCGTTACCTGTCTTTTTCGATACGAAATCACGAAAGCCCAGTACATCAAGCATCATAACATATCCGTGTTTCATCTCTGAAGGCATACTTACCTCTAATAGCTTTTTTTTACACGCTTCTGAACTTCTTAAATTGTCAATACTTTTATGCCAGACTTAACTTTCAGACTCATTCTTATCACTGATGATGCCAGTGTCAAGCTTGGCGAGGTCAAGCAGGAAGCGAACTCTGCCAAAGAGCAGATAGAAAAGCCTGCTGCAGTCAAGATCTCGGCAGAACAGGCATTAGCCACTATTCGTGATGTGAAGATTGCTTTCGATGGAGTTATGCAGGTGGTTGGTTCAGTGGTTAATACCATGAATGGCTACCTCAATGCTTCTCTGGATGCCCGGCAGTCAGCGATTCTGGCTAAGGTGGCTTTTGGTGAGTACGCTGGTGCTATGAGTGAGTTTGCTCAGAAGATGCAGGGACTGACCAACTTTGAAGGTGATCAGCTTCTGGCTCTGATGGCAAAAATGGCTCAGACCTACAAGCTGAACAGAGGTGAGATAGAGCAGTTGACCCCTGTGATGCTGGACTTTGCCGAAGCCAATAAGAGTACCGGTATGACCATCGACTCTGCCTTTGATCTGATGGGTCGTGCCTTGAATGGGCATACAGAGATGCTAGGTCGCTATGGTATTGAACTGGATGCGACTCGTCTTAAGACTGAAGGTGTATCCTATCTGGTGGAGAAGCTGACCACCGACTACGGTGGGACTGCTATTGCCTTAGCTGATCTGCGCTTGCAGAATGCCAATGCCTGGCAGGATATCCAGGAGTCCATTGGCGACATGCTGGGAGTGATTATTCATCCGGTGCTGGCAGGTCTGAAGAACCTCTACGAGTGGTACAATAACCTCAATCCCCTTATGAAAGGCTTTGTTACAGGTCTGGCTATCGCTATTCCGGTTGTCATCGCAGTTGCTTCAGCTATTACAACTCTGACTGTCGCTTTCAATGCTCTCAAAATAGCCATTAACCCGGTGGCAGGGATTATCTCCATTGCTGTGGGTGCCTTGGCAATGTTAGGCTTTGCCTATGCTTCCACCAAGGTGGCTAATGATGCTGCGATGTCTTCTCAATCAGAGTATAAGGATACAGTCGACTCTACTACTGAATCAGTTACTTCCTTAGTTGCCAAACATAGGGAAATAGCATCATCTATTGATTATGAAGAAGCCAAGCGTAGATTGAAGGAACTTAAATCTGAGATAGACAGCTACAACGATACCTTGGCAATCCTGAACTCGGGTGGCTCTGTCATGACAAGTCCGGATTACTTTGATAAGCAGAAGGACAGGCTGGCAGAGCAACAGGCTCTCAAAGAGAAGGTCTATGCCGAGGACATCAAAGCGCAGACTGAGTTCAACAAGGAAAAGACCCGTCTGGATAAGGAAGCTTCTCTATCCGGTATGGCTCTCCTGGAGTATAGGTTATCTGAGGAACGGAAACACTATAAGGAACTGGGTCAGGTAACTGCTGCCAATGCTGATGAGCAGACCTCATCACTTAGTAAGATACGCAGTCTGGAACAGCAGATAGACCAAGCCAAAGAGCGGGATTTGGAAAGTCTGTCCTCTCTGGAACAGAAGTATAACCTGAACAGCATCTCTGACCTGACCCAGCGCAAGCAACGTGAACTGGAAATCCAGCGGGATGCAGAACTTGCCAAAGCAACTGCGCTGGGAGCATCAGAGGCTTTGCTGGCTTCCATCACTTCTTATTATGCCGGAGAGATGACCAGAGTGGAGTTGGAAGCTGCCAATCAGAGGATTAAGCAGACAGGGACTGAAATGCGGGAAAAGCAGAGACTGATCGATGAAGAGAACCGCAATCTGCAAGAGACAGCAGATGCCAGCTTTGAGTTCAGTCAGACCCAGTTGGATTTGGATAACAATCAATACCAGGCACAACTCAATGCCATAGACAACTACTATGCCAATAAGAAGGCTAAGCTCATTCAAGCCGGCATGACTGAAGAACAGATCACCAAACAGATAGAGCAATCCAAAGCCAGAGTCCGGGATCAGTTCGACCAGAAGCATATAGAAGGCATCAGTCAGACCTTGGGTAATCTTGCCAAGACCTCGGAAGCTTTCGGCAAGAAAGGCTTTGCCCTCTGGAAGACACTGGCAGTGGCTCAGGCGATGGTCGATACCTATGCAGCCGCCACTGGAGCTTACAAAGCAATGGTGGGCATTCCCATCGTCGGACCCGGACTGGCAATCGCTGCTGCAGCCGCAGCCGTGGGAGCAGGTCTGGCTAATGTCGCTGCTATCTCCAAGACAGAACCGCCCAAAGCTGCCAAGGGTGGCATGCTGGTTGGTAACTCGCATAGTAGTGGAGGTATCCTGATTGAAGCCGAAGGTGACGAGTATATAACCGCTAAAGACAGAGTAAAAGCCTTGGGCAGAGGTCTGTTCGACTTCCTGAACTTCGCACCCATGAGCCAGGTAAGATTAGCCTTTGCCGGACTCCCGATTCCTGAAATCCCCATCCCCAGAAGCGCATCTTCAGTCTTCAGTTCTGGTGGAAGTATATCGAATAACTCTGGAGGTGGCTTATCCACCCTGATTGAGATTATGTCTGCTTTGAAAGAAGAGATTGTGGAGATGAAGCAAAACCTCAAAGACTCCCAACCCATCATCGATATCCATGTCGATCCACTCTCCAATGACCCTGTCAAGATCAGCCGGATAGCAGATACCGGTAAACTGATTAGAAGTGAAGTATAATGATGAATCTCTTTAGAATAGACTTTATCAATGGCAAGACTGATGATCCTGATTACAATCAGATTAAGCATAGCCTGATAGATACAGCAGATGATAGACAAGTTCTCTCGCTGAGTGTATCTTCCGATAAGCTGGCATCGGTCTCCAACTACAGCAGAGAACCCAAGCGACTCTTGTTCGAGTGTTTCCCCACTACTTGGATCAATACCTATATCCTCGCAGGTAATAACGAGCATGAACGCTATATCAGTAAGTATGAAGTGAAGATATACAGGGATACAGTTCTCTTCTTCTCCGGCATCATTGATACATCTCAACTAAGCTTTGATGTCGCTTCCGGTATCCTGAAACTGACCTGTTATGACAAGATCAAACTGCTGTCAGTTTACAGTGATATTGAGCATTATTACGGAGCGACAGGTGGTTATCTGCCTTACTATATACTCGGTTATTTCCTGCAGGATATCGAAGCCAAAATCCCCATTGACGTTCCCTATTCCAATCAGTGCAACCTGCCCAATGTGCATGTGGAGAATATTCCTCTGAATACTGCTGAATATCAGGATATGCAGGTCTTGCTTCCCAATGGAGGAGGCTGGGTTTATGTCTTCCATGCCAACTCATGGTCAGCACCCAAGTGGGGATACAAGGTAGATAACATCTCCAATACCGTAACCTTCATCTTTGCCTATAAGAAGATTATTCAAGCAACTCATACCAGTCCGACCAGCATCCAGTACCAAGGTAAATACAGGGGCAGGATATACCGCTACTATAATAACATCTGCCCTGTCATCCATGAATATGATAAGCGCACTGACTGGAAGCTTGCCCTCACTGTTCTGGATACTGAGTATGCTGACTTCATAGCTTTCTTAAATGAATATGGCATCTTAGAGACTGACCTGAACACTCTGACAACGACTGCCATTCAAGACGGCAATAGCTATGGGAGCAGCCAAACAGTGAATGTCGAAGTAGCATCCTACTTTCATGGCAATGTCTTTCCCGCTCACTTGCATCCCGGTAAAGCCTATACTGAGTACTCAGATGAGAAGACCCCTAATCTGAAAACCCTGCAGATGATGCTCCTGCTCTATAATGCCACCATCTATACCGATCCCAGTGGCATCATCATCTTCCGTAATAAGGACAGCTACAACTCTACTATTATAGATATAGCAGATACCGATGTTATCTCCTTAACCACCAAGCGTGGCAATCAGGAGAGAGCAGATGCTTCAGTCCTGGAAATCCTGACCGGAGATACTAAACAACTGCAGTCGTTCGTTACTCAATACCTGTTTGACTTCTATGATGCCAAGTGGGAGATAGACACAACCATAGACAGCCTAACAACCTATAATCTGAACCTCTATAATAAAATCAGGATCAGGAACATCATCTATGCCATTACTGAAGTGGAACGTGACTATATCAATGACGAATACAAGATTAAGGCATGGCTGATATGATAATCGGATTTAGAATGATCAGGAGAGACGACAGCGGGATTAGTATCATCACTTGTGAAACTGGTGAGGTCGATTACGAACCCAAGCAGAAGTACCGCATCGAAAAGAAGAATGCCTTTGACCCTTCTCTCATCAAAAGAAGAGACTTATATAGAGAGGATAGCTTCAGCATCGAAGCCTATCTCCTGCCTGCTGAATACAATGCCATGCTGTACTTCCTGACTCAGGAAGGAGAGTTCTTTCTGGAATACGAACAGGAAGGACACAGCCATCAGATGCAATTCCCTGTAACTATCGAATCCCTCCCCAAATGCACTGATGACCTGCATTCTGAGCCCGATAAAATCAAGTTCACAGCCATCAGCAGATATACCGGCACTCTGCCTTTTATCGACTTCAACTCGTGGGTAGAGATAACGGAAGAGACCCTCAGTCTCACTTAA